TGGCCCGCTTGAGGACTTCCAGATGCACGCTATCCAAATCGGCAACATCCGTATCGTTCGCCAGGCGAGCCGGGCGAGCGTAGTAGGTGTAGCGCAGACGGACATCCGTGTTCGGGTAAGGCCAGCAGACGAACGCACCATTGGCAATGGCAAACGCTCCAGGGAACTGCTGACCATATACGGCAGCGTTCTCGGCCAGCAGGATATCCGAGATCGGCCTAGCCTCGCCGCCCCATCCCCAACGCTGGCCGGGGAGTGGCATGTGGAAGTTCCAGAGATCGTCTGGAAGGTCGTACTCATTCTGGTACAGGACGAACGATGCTCCGGCTATCGTGGCTGGAACCCATGCCGTAGCGATGGTAACAACGCTATTAGAAGTGCGCGTGTCGATTTCAATGATCTGCCCACTGACCAGCAGCTTCCCACTGGCAGCCCAGCTAGGCCAGGTGCCACCAGACAGGGAGATATTGGCGCTGCCATTGGTAATAGTCACGGTTCCGGTGCTGTAGGCTCCACGCAGATCCAGCGTAGACGCACGCAGCAGATGCGGCCATGACTGCTCGCTGGATACCATGTCCAGGGCATCATTGACGGCACCCTTGATAATGGCATCTGCCTTGGTTCCGGTCAGGTCAACGGCCATGCGCCGGGCATACGCCCACAGTTGCGATGCCGCCAGAGGATTCGATGTCGTTCCAACGGTCAGGGCAATATCAACGCCAGGGCCAGTTGCCGTAGATCCAGATACCGTGATCGTGCCTGACGCCTGTAGGTATCCGTCCTTCTGGACTCGGATCGTATAGGATCCATCATCGGTGAAATAGACAGGTCCCCAGACTCCGGTAGCGGTTGTAGTCACCTGGGTAATGAAGGTTGACCCAAGCGTGATATAGACGGTCGCATTCTCAACCGGGCTTCCACCAGTAGTCACCCGGCCATCGCTGGCAGTTGCCGTGAATGATGCCGCGCCGCCAGAATAAGTGCCGGTATCATTGACAACATAGACCTGTTCCCAGGTACGGATCGGATCTGCCGTGCGCGTGATCTTGAGCGTGTAGGCACCATTACCGGCAACAAAACTGGTCGAAGCACACTCGACTTCGTATTCGCCAGGGTTATTGGCTGCGCTTACTTCCGTGATAGCTATTCCAGTCGTAGACTGATTACCGGTCCCATTCTTGGACAGTTGAATCGTAAAATCACCCTGGACTCGGCCTGTGTTGAAGGTGCCATCAGCGTTCTGGTAGATGAACGCATCACGCAGCGTTGTGCCTTTGAGATGATAGACGATGCTGGACATTGGTTCTCAGGCTCCGTTATTCATTGTGTCGATGCACCAATATACAGCATGGCTTTACTTTAGTGCGTATTGCCCTTGCGGTCTATGAATAGGACGCTCATGGTGGCTCCTAGAATACACAACGGGGGAGCAAGGACAAGCCCGACTCCCCCTTGTGATTACAACAGATCAGCCCTAGATCATGCCAACCAGCCTGGCATTCGTCGCGCTGTTCGTCACAGACGCCGAAGTCAGGATGGCATAGATCGTGCCGTGCGTGGTAGCGGCGTAGGTGGCCGAAACCGCAGCACCCTGGCCAGCAGTCGTATCAGTGACAATGCCGGTTCCAACAGCAAGAGCGTTGGTGGTGATGATCGGAGTAGCGAGACCAGCAACCTGGACATAGAAGTAGTCGCCAGAGACGAGGCCAGTCGAACCATCCGAGCCAGTCTGGCCAGCAGGGATGACACCACAAACCAGAGCCGAAGATGCCGAGGTCGTGGTGTTGACAGTGTTCGCCGTAGCAGCGGTACGCACCACAACCTTGTTGGCCGCAGCCGCGATAGCGGCGTTGGCGCGGACGAGGCGGTAGGTGTTGCCGTTGACAACGACGAGTTTGCCAAGATCAGCGGCATGCGCGGCGTTGGCAGACGCGGTGCCGATATCAATAGCGGGGAGGCTGGGCATGGGATATTCCTTATTGCTTGTTTGGTTTCACGGGGACGGTTCCCCACTTCACCCGCCTGCTGCCGCTAGGTACACCCTAACAGCAACAGGCAGGCTACGAAACCTTACGAGAAGTTGCTGACGCGGACGAAGTACCGGGGATCAGCGATGATCTGGCCGGGGATGGTGGCAGCGATCAGGTACTGACGGCGCACCGGATCGAAGGTGACATCAGTTTCCATGATGCCAGCGTCCTCACCGGAAACCTTGATCGGAGCATCGTCACGGTTCTGGTACAGAGGCTGGACCTTGAGGTTCAGCTTGTTCATGTTCAGGACGAAGGCAGTCTCAGCCGGGCAGTTCTCATCCCAAATCCACTGGAGGCCAGCGTGGAAGAGGATATGCGGGTTGTATCCGCTGTCCGGGGTATCCGTGCCACGCTTGCTGGGCTGGACGAAGATCGTTTCGCGGCTCGCCTTCTTGGCACCAAGGTACTCAAAGAAGGTACGATCCAGCACGCCCATAGTCGGGAGCTTGGTCTTGTCCGACTGCGAGAAGCGGCTGGCACGCATCACAGCGTAGGCCAGGTACTTTTCGATGGCATCATCCTCATCGTCCGCGTTCCCGGTCCAGCCAGAGTAGCTGGAGTTGACCAGGGTGGGCGTCCAGGCATCCCACTCAGCGTTGTCCACACCGGTCAGAGCGCCGGGCTTGAGCGACAGACCCAGGTAGTTCTGGTAGGTCGGAGCGCCGCCGATGGCGACTTCCTTATCGCTGTCAGCCGGGGCCGCGCCGGTCAGGGTGCCGCTGCCGCTGCCGGTGGGCGGAGTGAAGCCTTCCAGGTCGTAGTCCGTGATGGCGGTCGCCATAGCGTAGGCAGCCGAACCCGTATAGCCGTTGCCGGGCAGGAAGGTCGGCAGGCCGTTGAAGGGCAGGCCGCTGCCACCGTAGACGGTGCTGTTCAACTGGAGCAACTGATGGGCAAGGCCATTGGTCGCAACCAGGGCATCGCGGATCAGAGCCGGGAATTCCGTGTCACGCAGCTTGACCAGAGCCTGCTCACCGGAGTTCCGGCGCAGCATGCCACGGTCGATGACGGTCGCGTTGACGATCTCACCCCAGGTAGCCGACCAACGCTGGTGGCGAACCTTCGGAGCGTAGAGGGCAGTGAGGTCCATGCCGGGGGCACTGATCGTCGGGTTGTACCGACCGGCCTCAATCGGGCCTTCCAGCGTGGTGCCGCCGACATCATATTCGATGTTGCCGCGCTTCTTGAACTCGGCAAAGACGGGGTTGTTCTGAGAGACATCATCCCACGCACCACGTGCGTAGTTGGCAATGGTGGCCTTGGTGGCCGGGTCGAGGAAACCGCTCATGGTTGTGTGTCCTTACTTACTTGGTTGATTGGTACTTGTTGAGAAGATCGATGAATCGCTTGTCTCCGGTAGAGATGCCGCGTTTGGCAGCTTCAGCCTTTGCAAGCTCATATGGGTCCTGGGCTGGCGTGCGCGGATCGCGGGTGATTGCCGCCTCTCCCTTTGCCAACCTACGCTGCTCATCTGCCTGTGCTGCCTTGCCTGTGGTAGCCTTGAGTTGACCGCGAAGGTTCTCAAGCTCCGCATGCATCTTCAGCATGTGCATGGAGTATTCATAGGGAACACCGTCTTGCAGCGCCTTGGCAAGATCCTGCTTATACTTATCGACCATCGGAGCCATCTGAGGATCAGAGAAATCACGCTGTACGGACTGCTGGGCTTCCATACGCTGCATGACTTCCTGCACCTTCCGTTCGGCCAATTGCTCGACCATAGGGAGGATGGTTCCATGCGGGTCGGTAAAGAACTCGCGTTGGAAATTCGCTAGGCTGTCCCGGTAATCACCGATCTGCTGCTGCTCTTCAGGAGTCAGAGCGCCGATGATGGCCTGCTTCATAGCCTCCTGCTGTTCAGGCGGTAGATTGGCGGGAATGCGGCGAAGCTGCTGTTCAACAACCTTGGCTCGCTCAAGAAGTCCGGTGAACTTGTTGTTCTCGGGATGAGCTTTCGACCAAGGTTTCAGGGATGCCTGCTTGGCGCGGGCTTCCTGTTCCTGTTTCCACTTCGCAAGCGATTCCATCTGCGACTGCTGCGCTGCCATGCGCTGCTGCCACTGGTTGATCTGCTTGTCCATATAGGACTGCTGATCGCGGTATCGCTTTTCCCAATCGGTAGGCTGGGACTGCTGCTGGGGTGTCTGGCTATTGGAGGGCGTCAAAGATCCGTCAACCGGCTTGGTGCTAGGTGCCTCCGTGGTGGAGGTCTGGCTACCCTGCTCGCCATGCGGTTCAGGAGTGACGCTGGTCTGAGTGTCGGCAGAGCTAGTCTCTGGTGCGACAGTCTCAGGAGCGGCAGTATCCGTTCCCTCGGGCTGCATGGTATCGTTATCGGACATAGTGTCAATAGTCCTTTCTATGGACTCATAATGACTGGCAATCCTACGGAGTGTAGGCCCTGGTCATAATCTTTAGGCTGGGGTTGCTTCCAATCCACGCGACTTGGCCTCATCAATGGCCTGCCGCTGCGACTTGGCGTAGTACGGCTTCCGTACCCCATAGTCGAGTTGTGCGATACGCCGTCCTTTACCGTTGTTCTCTTGCGACCAATCCGTAGCTAGGCCGGAAATTCCGACCGTAGACCGTTGCGGAACCAGGCCCCATCGGGTCGATCCGCAGTCTGGACATACTTGCTCCAGCACCGGCTTATCAGATTCAGGGTCAAAGATCGCACCGCAGTCGCGGCAACGGTAATCTGGCATATCAGTCCTCTCCTTCTTCGGTTTCCTTCACCTTATCTTCCTTCGCACACCGCAGGATGGCCTTGCGTTCTGGACGATCACTGCGGCTGTTCCACGGTCGGCGCACCGCCCATAGGACCGGCGTTAGGACCGGCGGCAGGATTCGGCGCTGATTGGGTGGGCGGCATCATCTGCATGGCCTGGGCATTGCGGATCTGCACAGCAATGTTTCGGGCAGCCTGCTGAAGCTCCGGTGAGAAGCGGTTGATCTTCGCAAACTCGGCAGCCAGTTCGGCAACGAATTCGCCACCGCCAGGCATGTTCACCACAGCAGGTCCAAGTTGATTCAGAGCCACATTCAGGTTGTTCAATTGCGCGTCATGGTCGATACGCCGCATGCTGCCAGCGTCAACGGCACGGTCTGCTTCCTGAATCCACTGCTCCATGGCAACGAATTGCGGAGGTCCAAGCATATCTTCCGCCTGCTCTGGAGGCATACCGACCTGGGCAGCCTGCTGGGTCAAAGCCGCTCGGGCCTGCTGCTCCTGGGCAACCATTTCCGGCGGTCCCAATTCGCCCCAGGAAGCGGCTGCCTGCGGTCCAAACAGCTTGCCGATATCATCGCTGCCGTGCAGATAGCGAGCCGCGAACAGGGTCTTGCGCGTCAGGGCGCCAAGGAACTTGACCACTACCTCACGCATGGCATCAATGCGCGTCTTGCTGTTGTTTTCGATCAGTTGCGCGGCAGCAGCAGTACGAAGCTGGGTGCTGGTCTGACCGGAATACAGGATCTCGGCAAGGCCGGTGGACTTCTCAAACTCCCGCTCGCACAACTGCCAGGCACGCTCAAATCCAGGCACCGGGTCGCCCCAATCGATGCGCTGGAACAACTTGTTGATATCAGCAACATCGTCGCCGCCATTGGTGACTACATTGAGGATGTCGATATGCTCACCCTTGATGAGCTTGTGCAGTTCCTCCAGCGGGATTGCATTACCATTATGCGTCACACGCGCAAAAGGAGTCCTGCTCATCAAGCGATACTTGGCGATGAACAGGGTGTAGAGGTAGTTCATGGCCCGCAGATGCCCCATGCCAGGCTCCATGGGCTGGACAGGTAGCGTGCAACCGGGCTTTTCCAATAGATCCAGATAGGTAATCGGCCATTCATCAATGTGGAAGAATGGAATCTCCCAATCACCGGCATGCAGGATCTTGCCATCAGCAATGCAGAACTTCTTTTTGGAAGTCACATCACCCAGCAGATCAGAACCAACGGCTTCCAGGCTCGGGTCGTAGTTATTGACGCCGACTCCCATCCAGATTTCATGGTAGCAGACCAGTTCAGACGCCGGATCGCTATGCCGTTCCTTCTTGTCCTTCGTATTGGCGGCATACACCGGCAGACGGTCGATGATGGACTTGGACTCTGGATAACGCTGCGCTACCTCCCAACGCGGCTTGATGCGCCGACGAGCCTGCCAGTTCATCTCTTCCATGTTCCTGGCGTCAGGGTCATTCACGATGTTATGAACGACATCGCTGATATGCTGGACGATCCCCTTCTTGGCATTGAACCCGCATACCATCGGCCCGCGTCCATAAGTAAGCGCATGATCCACGCACCTACGCATATGCACATCCAGCTTGCCAACACGCGCAGCATAATCGGCGTACATTTCTTCGACCTTATGCCGTGCCATCTGCCACTTATCCGCCCACTCTTCGCTTGTCACCACTGCGTCAGGGTTGTTCTGATACAGATACGGTCCAACAATCTGACGGAACTCGCTCGCCTTATTGACGCGGGCCTTGAAGGTAAGTTCAGGATCGAACTCTTCATAGACGAATGAGTAGTCATCACTGGTGCTATAACGGTCTATCTCATCGCCCTGCTTCAGCCACGCTTCGGCATCCTTGCCGCCAGCCTCAATCAGTCGCTTGAGGGTTTTGCCAATGCTGGCGTTGATGTCGTTATCCATGTCAGGTGCGTCCTTGTTTTAGACAGTAGCGTGGTAAATGTCAACAGTCACTTGAGGGCAATGAACTCGCCCAGCTTGAGGGCTTTGGCTGCGTTTGTTGCGGCAGCCGCCAAATCTGCCGCTTCCTCGGGCGTCAACCCGCTTACCCCGGTTTCAGCCAGCAGAATCGTGTTCCGCCACACAACGTCGATGCCGCCACCACCGCTGGACTTGACCGGGTAGTCACCGTCTGCACGGCAGATGCGCCGGTTGTCCAACTGCCGGAGGTTTGTCGAAGTGGTATTGTCAAGGTAGAGGCTGACGGTGGCGTTGTTGATTCGGAAGTTGGCCTGATCGGTAGCCGTAATGCCGCCAACAAAGTCACGGATTCCGTCGTCGCTCTCCAGGTTGTAGCTCCACCATGCGTACATATCGCCAATGTTGAAGTTGCTGGCGACGGTGACATTCACCTCGTCGTTGGCATAGTCTGCCGCGAATCCACTGACTAGGCTGCCATCAACGCCAAGCGCCGTGTAGACTTCATCCTCAAGTTGAGCGGCAGCGACAGACCATCCGCTGGAAGACGCCACAACAGTGGTCTGGAATGTCAGGTATCCGCGACGATGGACGCGCACCTGGATGATGTCGCCAGCAGAATACCCAACGCCGTCCGTGTAGGTCGTCGAGTAACTGGTGCCAGGAGTGCCGATGTAGGTCTCCACCAGGGTAGTGCTGTTGTAGATCCTGACTTTGCTGCCAGATACGATTCCGGTGATGCTCGCCGTGGCAACGGTCGGCGGCGTGCCGTAGGTGCCGTCATCCGCTTGGAACCGGGTGAAGTCCGGATGCGGGTCGCCGCCCGTGCGGATCACGCGCACGCCTGTGACCACATCGGGATTCCCGTGATAGATGCCGCGAATGGACTCAAAGGCCGCGCCATTGTCGATGACCATCTCCGGCCAGTAGAACGGCTCGACGCCCTGGAAGGCGGCATCAAGCGACAGGAAGTAGTTGAGCCAGCGCAGGATGTTCGCGCCGCTGTTGGTGCCGCTGTCAGTGATCGTGATGCTGTAGTTCTTCGCGCCGTCGCCTGCATCCCACGACACGGGGCTGCCGTGCTTGGTGACGGTGACGCCAGTGATGCCGGGATCGCCCAGCGTCAGGCCGTCGATGGCGGTCATTGCGAGCGGGAACACATACAGCGTCGGCGTCACATTCCCGTAGTTTTCGACGATGTCGTAGTACGCCTCGCGGTATCCGTTGCGCTGCACCTTGAACTGGAGGTGCCCGCGCTTGTCGAAGTTGCCGTGACTGGCGTCCCCGTAGCTCTTGATGATCTCGTTGACATTCCCGGTCGCACGCGCATCGACCACGGCCGCACCGTCTCCAAGCTCGTATTCGGCCTGCGACCCCGACACAACACCGCTGGACTGCGCGCCGACGAACTCTGCGGTCGTAGCCCCTGCGCCAGACAGATAGCGCACGCCGCCGCCCGTCATGTTCGTGATGCTGGCGTCCGTAGCACCTTCGGCACCATTCGTCAGGAACAGCGTGGTCGGGCCATTCATCGACAGGTTGAATGCGGTGTTCCGCAGGCTGGTCTCACTGATGAAGCTGTCAATCATCAGCGAATACACATTGCGGACAGACGGCCCCCAAGTCGGGACAGTAAGCTGGTTGTTAGTCCGGCTCCACGATGCGCTTGTCGTGTAGGTCAGACCGTGCGCGGCGTTGTAGTTGTAGTCTGTGACCAGCGTGAACGCACGAGTCACAGCGCCGGAAAGGACGATGCCGGTCTGCCGCTGCGGCAGATATCCGGCCTTCTGGACGACGATATCGACCGTCTCACTATTGTGCGTCCAAACCAAGCTGGTTCCGGTAGTCGATGCCAGCACCGTCTGCGTCCCGGTTGTGAACACTTGGATGAGCGATCCCGCCACATTGCTCGTTACCGTCAGGTCCGCAGTCGGAGCAGAGATGACGACGGTTGCGCCTGCGCTGGAAACATCGCTGGCCGACAGCGTGGTTCCGCTGGTGTAGATCGTCACCGTGCCGGTCGTCGCCTGGACGCGCACCTTCTTCACCTGCGCCGTGCCGCTGAAGGTGACATTGGTGAGCGTGAAGGAAGTGATCGCGGAGCCAAGCTCCAGGTGGTAGTTCGTCGTGCTGCCGGTCAGGTCGATGGTCGTGCCGGACAGCGTTGCCGTGGCATCGTAGACGATGGCGGCGTCAGATGCGGTGGTCGCCTTGATCGTGCAGTTGACCAGAGACGCCGTCTGCGCGTCGATCTTGCCGCAGCCAGTGAACGCCGTTCCGGTCAGCGTGATGCCGTCGATGAGCGTCGGCGCCATGCCGAAGATCGTAGATCCGAAGTCGTAGGTCGCGCTGGTGCTGCTGGCACTATCGACGATGAACTTATGCGCGTTGCTAGAACCGACAGCTTGCGATCCAAAAAGGATGCTGTCGGTGGACTTCGCTTTGATTTTATACGGAAGGCTGCCGTTAGGGGCACGGAATCCGATCGTCAGACCGCTCTGGTACTCCGTCGCGCCGGCCTGGCCGTCGAACGCCGTGGCGTTCGTTCCGTCACCTACCTGCACCGGGATGCCGATAAGCTGCTGCTTCGCTCCCTGGATGCCGAAGATGCCGTTGAGGTAGGGACAGTACGCAGCCTGCGCGACATCGCGGGCCGTGATCGGCTTGGCCGCGATCCCGCCGACCACCGACAGAGGAGTCGCCGTCCCGCTGCTGTACGGTATGGTCGCCAGCAGCCAGAAGTTGAACTCCCAGTTGGCGGCACCGCCGGTCGCGTTGATCGGGAAGGCCGCCCCGATGTAGGTAATGCTGGCCCAGTTGATCGTGCCTCCGCCGGTCTCGACCATCGTTTCAGACGGGAGATGTGCGACGATAGGGCGAGGCTGGAGGGCCTGTGCTTCCGTGAACGGGCGCCAGAGCGCGTAGGCACCGGCGTTGTCGCGGAAGTAGAACGCGCCACCGGCATTGACCAGGCGGGCCTGGAGCGTGGTCAGGGTCGGGATGACCTGCGCCACGAACAGGTTGGCCGACAAGTCAGCAGTCACAGACCAAGCACCACCATAGGTTCGGCTGCCAAGGCCGGTCGTCGCAGTCTGCGACTGACCGATGCTGCGCGTGTATCCGTAGTACCCACGGCCGCCATAGGTAGCATTATTTCCGGTAATCGCGTTGCGGACGGCACCGCCTGTTGCATCGCCAAGCGCACACTCGTAGCCGAGCAGGGTGGCGGGAGAAGCGTGCAGCGTTGACAGCAGCGTGGCGGTCGGGGCAGACGGCGAATCGACCAGCGACAGGATCGGCGTCAGCGGGGTGTTCGTCGGCATCGCCGGCACCTTGCCGCCGCTGGCATTGCGGATCGCCAGCGTGGTCTGCGTTCCGCCATCGTTCGCGCTGGTGTAGCAGGCATAGGTGCCGGTGCTGCCAGCAGCGAACTGAACCTGGTAGTCCACCGAGATCGAGATCGCAGGGGTGCCAAGCTGGTTGTCCACACGGTTCGCAGCGAACGCCCCCTGGTAT